AGAGTTAGAAATAGACTTTGAGCTAGATTTTGATATGGAGTTTGCACCGCCTCCTCCTATGGAAATATTACCATCGCCCGACATGGATATGCCAATACCCATCAATGTTGAGACGGTTGAAAACGAGATTCAAATGGAGTTAGAAGAGTTACCCCCACCGGAAATGGTGGCTTCCGTTGAAGAAATGCCGACGACTCCTACAGAATCAGAACCTGAAATTATTGAAGTTGAGGATGAAGCTCCCCCTATGGAAGAAATAAAGGAAGAGCCTGAAATGACTGAACCTGAGGAAACACAGGAAGAGCCTACCGAAGAATCTCAAGAAGAACCACAGGAATCAGAACAAGAAGAACCACAAGCACCACAAAAAGAAGAAGATCCAGAAGAAACGATAGAAGAAGAAGAGCCATCAGAGCCTAAGGTATCAAAAAAAGAGAAGGCAGCTACTAAAATCGTTAAAAAGATTGATGATAAGGCAAGATACGATGATGCGGCTCAGACTAAAACTTTGATTGTCATGCAGATATTAGGTAATACAAAAACTTTTTTTGACAGTCAGTCTTTTATACAAGATACAAACGTGACTGAGTATTTGAACAAGACAATAGATGATCAGTATGGTATGTTATTTAATATGGCACAGGATGATACGATTACGGAGATGATAGATGCCCAGTATTGAGTATGCAGGAATGAAGGTAACAGGCGGAAAAGTCTTCGCCATACTAACATTATTAGGAGCGCTTGGATCAGGAGCTTGGGCGACCTTTACTTTTTATCAGGATTATCTCACGATGAAGGAAAAAATTTTAGAGTATACTGAGCCGGATCTTAGCGGATTTGATAAGAAAATAGCTTTGATAGAGTCTGAAACTCAAGCACAAATGGAAATTGTAGTACAAAAAGTTGACGGTCTAAAAAGCGAATTAGACATAGTTCTAGAAGAAATTAATCTAATATCGCAGGTAAGTCGTGAATTAAAAGACGATCTTAAAACTGATTTACGCCAAATGGAAGGTGATGTCCGTCATATTACTGAAATAGTAAATGACGTAGAGGATAGACAAAAGGAAGACAACAGAGAACTTCTTAATGAAATGAAATTACTTGAAGAAAGTCTTGACTTAAAGATAGATAAGGCTTTAAATAATCCTTTAAGTGGAATGTCCGCTAAATCAAAATAGGAGTTTACAATGTGTGATTGCAAAACAGATCAGGACTGTATATGTCGTTTAAGATAGATATTAAAACGGTTTTACCTTATGTCGTGCTAATTGGAACGATTGGCATGACGTGGGGTATGTGGTCAGAACGTCTTAATGCCGTTGAGAAAAAGGCTGACAGTGTTGCAAAAATGCAACAAGATATTGCAGTTATTAAAGAAAAAATCATTCAAATGGATGACCGCGTTATTTGGATAGAAGAGTTTTTAATTAAAACAATAGATTATTAATGGCAATCAGTCGTTCACAAATGTCACGACAAATTTCTAAACCTCCCGGTAGAAAAAGACTAAGAAGGAGAAAGAAGAAAAATGGGATCTTACGCAAAGCTAATATTAGAAGACGTTAAGACATGGTCTAAAGAATATTTAGAGATACCCAACGTTCACTTAAACAAAATGCCTGCTTGTCCGTTTGCTCGACAAGCTTGGAGAGATAATAAAGTTTGGATAGAAATCCGAGATCCTGACCAAGGATACCGTCGTCAGTTACTCAATTTAGTAAGAAAACTTGATTATACAGAAAAAGAGATACTAATCTTCTGTGACCCTTATTTTAAGGAATATGGACTTAATCGCTTTCAGAAAATAATAGATTCTTTCAATGACAAATGGAATATAGAGGATCATTATTTCATGGGTTTTCATCCCAACAATCCTGCCACAGAAGAAGAACAAGAGTTCTTGGTAAGTCCTAAAGGTGACGATGTTGAGATGCCAGAAAGCAAGGTTGCCTATAGTATGATGCTAATACAAAAGTTCTCGCAATTATATGAAGCATCTGATAGATTAAAGCGCATGGGATACTATAAAAAGTGGCCTAAAGAGTATTACAACGAAGTTGTAGATTCTCGACAAAAAACGTATAAAAAACTATTTTTAAAAGGAGCGAAAAATGGACAAAAAAATACCTCAACGTAAGAGAATGGCAATGGGCCTGATGGGCGGTGGTATGGCGAAAAAGAAGAACGTCATAAAAAAACGCGGTGGCGGAATGGCTAAAAAGAAAAACGTCGTAAAGAAGCGTGGCGGTGGGATGATGAAAAAAGATCCTATGGGCATGATGGGCGGCGGAATGGCTAAAAAGAAAAACGTTGTGAAGAAACGTGGCGGCGGCATGATGATGAGAAAGATGCGTGGCGGCGGTATGGCTAAGAAGAAAAAATAATAATGGCGACATCTGGAACAACCGATTTTAATTTAAGTATTGATGACGCTATTGAAGAAGCGTACGAGAGATGTGGTTTACAAACTCGCACAGGTTATGATTTAACTTCTTCAAGACGTGTTCTAAATATCATGTTTGCTGAATGGGCAAACCGTGGAATTAATATTTGGACAATCAAGCAAAGAACCGCAACACTTGCAGCAGACGATCAAAGTAATACTAACGATTTTGCTACCGACATTGTCGACGTTTTAGATGTTGTTGTTCGAGATGGAACCACCGATTTTACTGTTAATAAAATTAGTAGAGCGGAATATTTAAATACTCCTGTTAAATCAACAACAGGACGACCCAATCAATTTTTTTTCGACGGTCAGATTGATCCGAAAATGTTTTTTTATCCTGCAGCGGATAAAGCATATACAGTTGTGTATAATGCTTTAACAAGAATACAAGATGCAGGAGCTTACACCAATACAACAGATTTACCTTTTAGATTTTACCCTTGTTTGGTAGCAGGACTTGCATACTATATTGCAATGAAAAGAGCTCCCGAACGTATGGCAGATTTAAAATTTGAATATGAAGATGTTTGGAAAAGAGCAGCGGATCAAGATGGAAATAGAGATAGTGTGTTCTTAACACCACAAAATTATTTCGTAGGTACCTAATGTCAAGATATGCAAGTGGCAAATATTCTTTAAGAATATCTGATCGATCTGGTGCTGCTTTCCCCTATAAAGAAATGGTGAAAGAATGGAACGGTTCGATTGTTCATACTTCAGAGTTTGAACCCAAACATCCACAATTAATACAAACAAAAAAACAATTAGCTGATCCTGAAGCTTTGAGAATAGCAAAAGGTCAGATTGCAGATGCAATAGCCTTTCCACCAACGGACGGTATTAACTTTAGTTCGTTTCAATCGGAGGGAATGCAACCCGCATCCATAAGCAAAGATACTATAGTGGGCACAGCACTAGGTAGCGTAGTTATTGGTCCTACAGGCTCTGTTCAAATATTTACAATGACTGTGGCTGCAAAAGCAGGTGGCGGAGGTAACGCTTATTATGCAGACGGTCTTCAACAAAGAGCCTTTCAGTTTCAAGTAGGTCAAGTTCGATCTTTTTCATTTAGTGATAATAGTTCGGATGGACATCCTATGTTACTTAGTACGACATCGGACGGAAGTCACAGTGGAGGGTCAGTTTACACTACTAACGTGGCTTATAGATTAGCAGGTAGTACGTTTGTAGATCAAGCAAGTTATATAGCTGCGTTCACATCACCGTCTCAAACTAGAGAGTTAATACTAACAATAGACTCTTCGACGCCTACGTTGTATTATTATTGTCCTAATCATCCAGCTATGGGAGGATCTATTACAATAATATGAATTATAGTGAATTATTAACAAATATAAGAAATTATTCAGAGGTAAGCTCTGATGTTTTAACCGATTCTATTATCAACGTATTTATCGTAAACGTTGAAAACAGGATTCAAAGAGAAGTTGATCTAGACGCATTTAGAAAATTTGCTACTTCCACTCTTGTTATAGGTAATCCCTTTATCACAATGCCTAATGATTTTGCTTTTGAAAGAGGCGTTCAAATAGTAGATGGTAACGCTGATAGAGAGTGGTTAGAACAAAAAGATACTACCTTTATTGATACGTATAATGTTGATCGAGTTAACAACACAGGCACTCCAAAGTATTATGCCAATTGGGATGATAATACTTTGATAGTTGCTCCTACTCCGAATGCAGCACTTACAGTAGAATTATGGTATAACAAAACACCAGACAGATTATCTAGTACAAATACTACGACTTGGTTATCAACCAACGCACCAGAGACTTTAATTTACGGCACTTTGTCCGAGACTTTTTCTTTCTTGAAAACGCCTCAAGATGTGCAATTATACGAACAGAAGTACGCTCAAGCTGTGCAGAATTTAGCACAAACTCAGATGGGCAGAAAACGTAGAGACGAATATGCAGATGGGGTCCTTCGTATTCCTCTTAAATCAGTTGGCCCCGGAGGTAGATAAAAATGGCAATAACACAAGCGGTATGTGATAGCTTCAAAAAAGAGTTGTTAGAAGGCGAACATGACTTTCGATCCTCTGGTGGCGATCTATTTAAATTAGCTTTATATACAAGTTCCGCAACTTTAAGTAATACAACAACTGCGTACACAACTTCTCAAGAAGTTAGTGCATCCGGCACTTACGCTGCAGGCGGTGGCAACCTTACAAATACAGGTGCCGCAAAAACTAACAACACTTCTTTTATAGACTTTAGTGATATTAGTTTTACAAGTGCAACGATCACTGCTAGAGGCGCTTTGGTGTATAACGCAAATACTACAGCAACAACAAATACAAATGCTGCAGTTATGGTTTTAGATTTCGGATCTGATAAAACAGCTACATCAGGAACTTTCACTGTTCAGTTTCCAACGAATGATGCTTCAAGTGCTATATTAAGACTGACGTAGCATACTGAGGTAAGCTACTATGTTTTTTGGCGCTACAACTTTCGGAAATCGTACTTTTGGAAATCAAGCAAGTGCGAGCGTAGATGTCACTCCAACCGGTATTGGAGTAACCGCAACAGAGGGCGCTTTAATATTTACAGGGGACGTTACTACTTTTCCAACAGGTATTGGTATTACCATTGCTCAAGCGAGTGCGATCCTTCCAAACGTTAATGTTTTTCCGACTGGTATACAAATAAACTCTACTTTTAATAACTCAGGAGTTGCAGCGGACGTTGGAGTTACAGCTTTCCCGACGGGAGTTGTTGTAACACACGTTCAAAACAGCGTAGGCGTTAGAGGTTGGGCAACTGTAGATGATAGTGTCACAAATGAATGGACTCCTGTCAGCGATACAGCCTCATTTTCATGGGCTGCAGTAGATGATAGTGTCACAAACACATGGACAGAAGTAGATGACAGCGAGCTAGGATAGTGTTATAAATTAAACAATGGCAGATTTCGTATTAAATGATCGTGTAAAAGAAACTACCACCTCGACAGGCACAGGCACAATTCAATTAGCGGGTGCCGAAACAGGTTTTGAGACTTTTGTGTCTGGTGTAGGCAATGGTAAAGAAACATTTTATTCTATATTCGGCATATCAGGCTCAGAATTTGAAGTGGGTAGAGGCACAGTCACAGACTCCAGTCCCGATACTCTTTCAAGAACAACCATCTTTTCATCATCTAACTCTGATAGCGCAGTAGATTTTTCCGCGGGGACAAAAATAGTGATTTGTTGTCTTCCTGCAAAACAAACACCTTCGGCAGGCATGACTGCTACAACTTACATTAACACACATAATTCAACTATTTCTGATGATCAAACAATTAATTCAGGAGTATTAGCAGGCCCCGTTTCAATAACAGGGACCGTGACAGTAACAGGAAACTTGGTGGTGGTATAGATGTCAAAACTTGAAGTAGATAAATTAACTCCTCAATCAGGAACAAGTCTAACTGTCGGCGATACTGGAGATACGGTTGTTTTCTCAGACGCAACGGTTACTTTACCGGCTGTACAATCGGTAGCAACAGAATTAAAAACAAATAAGATATCTCCTGCCTCTGGAACAGCATTTACTTTCGGTGATAGTGGTGACACGTTCACAATTCCAAGTGGCGTTACAATTGCAAACAATGGAACACAGACAGGGTTTGGTGGAACTAATACTCCGAACTTCAGAGTTACTTTAAGTAGTAATCAATCTATAAGTGATGAGACTAATACAAAAGTAGCATTTGATACAGAAGACTACGATAGTAACAATGCCTTTGCTTCTAATAAATTTACCGTGCCTTCGGGTCAAGCGGGTTTGTATTTTCTTTCTTCAAAAGTAGTTTTTGATTGGACCTCAAGCGGTAGAATTTTAGAGTTTAGATCATTTATATATAAAAATGGCAGTTCAATATCTGAACAAAAAACTAACTATGAAACAGGTAGTGGTGCGCAAGGTGGAAAAGATCAAACTGCGCAACTTACTGGAGTTTATAATTTAGCTGTTTCTGACTACATTGAAATTTATGCTTATGTAGATTACGGGGGATCAGTAACTATACAGAGTGGAGCAACTATGACAGAATTTTGTGGATTTAAATTGGTAACATGAGTGAATTAAAAGTAAATAAAATATCCCCGAGAAGCGGAACATCTTTCACCTTAGGTGACAGTGGGGACACATTTACAATTCCCGCAGGAGCAACGATTACTAACAGTGGAACTGCTACAGGATTTGGCGGAGGTAAGGTTAATCAAGTAGTCAGTGCTACACAAAGTGCTACAGTTTCAATTGCTAGTTCTTCAACCTCTAACTTTGTTGATATTTCTGGACTAACTTTGGATATAACACCCTCAGCTTCATCAAGTAAAATTTTAATTTTTTATGTTGTTCATGCTGGAGCTGATGCTGGTTCAAGACACATAAGATTAATGAGAGATAGCACACCAATAAGCATAGGGGATGCAGGTAGTGGTAATCAAATAAGATCAACCTCTAGTGCAAGACCTAATAATGCTACTTATGATTATGATACTGCAAATATGGCTGGACAATTTTTAGATAGCCCCAGCAGCTCCTCGCAGCTCACCTATAAATTACAGTGTACACTAGGTTCTAGTTACAGTGGAACATTTTTTTTAAATAGACCAAGAACAAGCCTTAATGCTGACTATAGTCCACTAATGGTATCAACAATAACAGCAATGGAGATATTAAACTAATGGCAGATTTACATAAAGCGATAAGAGCAATACACAATAATGTAATTGTAATAAAGGGTGACACAAAAGAGGATATAATAGCTTTAGACGATAGTGGAAATAGTGTGACTATAGACTGGACAAAGGTTGAAGCATGGACTGACCCAAATGAGTATCAATATAAAAGAATTGCCGAGTACCCTAGCGTTGTTGATCAATTGGATGATTTATATCACAACGGTATTGACGGGTGGAAGGCATCTATAAAATCTATAAAGGATAAATACCCTAAATGAGTAGCGAATTAAAAGTAAATAAAGTATCGCCCGAAAGCGGAACTGGAGTTCAATTAGGTGATAGTGGTGATACGATCACCATACCTTCAGGAGCGACCATAGCTAATAATGGCACAGCCAGTGGTTTTGGTGGTGGCGGTGTTGCTGCTCACGATACAGTAGTAATTACATCTACATCAACCTACACTCCTACTGCAGGAACATCTTTCGTTCAAGTTTATTGCATAGGTGCAGGAGGCGGTGGTGGGGGTTGTGTTACCACTAACAACTTTAGCACAGGCGCTGGAGCTGGCGGTGGGGGCGGAGGTTGCGCTATGAAAATATTTAATTCAACTGAATTAGGATCAAGTGCTGCCGTAACTATCGGTGCTGCAGGAACTGCAGGCGCAGGAGAAGGCGATGGTGGTGACGGTGGAGATACAACTTTCAATCCTCAAGGATCAGGAGCCACCCTAACAGGGGGCGGAGGATCGGGTGGTGTTGGAGTTAATTTTACTTCAACCAATGGTTATGGTAGGGCCTCTGCAGGCGGGACAGCTTCTGGTGGAGATTTAAATTTACGAGGCGGTCCTAGTCTCACTCATGAACAAACAAACGTTAGAGACGCTAGTGGTAATCTTCAAACTACTGGAGGCACAGGAGGTGCGAGTTTTTGGGGGCCAAGTCCGGCTCCACAGTACGCTGGAACAAATGCACATGCAGATGGAACTGCGGGAGCAAACGGATCTGGTGGAAATGGCGCATGTGGAGCAAATATTAATGGTGGCGGTAATTCTAACAATGGTGGCGCAGGTGGTGCTGGAGTTGTAGTAATATTTGAGTATCAGTAAAAATTAAAGTATGATAGGAGTAAGTTATGGCATCAACATTTTCAAGTAGACTTAAATTAGAGCTTCAAGGCACGGGTGAAAACGCGGGTACTTGGGGTGATAAAACCAATAATAATTTAAAC